AATATGTGGAGCCAACTATCAATACAAAAGACCAGTGTGGACAAATGAAAACAGGGCATTCAAGAAGTTTAAAAAACTGAATTACTTTTCACCACCCCTGGGTTGGAGTTCAGGACCCACAGCACTGCATCTAGCCACCAAACACGCCCACACAAAGTTGTATTTGCTGGGTTGGGACTTCGTTGGCACACGTGAAGGCAAGTTAAACAACCTATATGCCAACACACAAAACTACAAAAAAAGCACAGATGTTGCTACGTACCACGGAAATTGGATGCGTCAGACTTGTATACTACTACAAAAAAATCCTCTAAAGAGATATATACGAGTAGTCAGAGATGGTAAATCGACGTTCAAGGCGCAAGATTTACAAAAATACGCGAATTACAGTGAGATTACTATTTCTGAGTTTAAGAATGCACACAACCTAGTTTAAAAGGGCCGTTTTCTGCCCATTACCTACCGTTTTGACTAATTAAAACTAAATAATATTTGACAGTACTATAATCTTAACTTACGGAGGAAAACAGATGTCAGAACAAAAAAATAAGTTCGAAGCAATGTTGGAAAAATTAGTGGCTGATGACAGATCAGGCGCTGAAGAATTATTCCACGACATTGTTGTAGAGAAATCTAGAGAGATTTACGAAAATCTTCTTGAAGGTGATTTAGAAGATGCTAAAGTTGAAGAAAAAACAACTGAAGCAGATGCCAAAGAAGATAAAAAAGATGAAAAATCAGTAGAAGAAAAAACAGATACTTCTAAAAAAGAAGAAGATGCTGTAGAAGAAAAAACTGATGCTTCTAAAAAAGAAGAAGACGCTGTAGAAGAAAAAGCAGACGATTCTGAAAAAGCAGAAGATAAAGTTGAAGAAGTTGCTACTGATGAAGCAGAAGAAAAAGCAGATGAAACTGCTGTAATAGTTCCTGCTGAACAAGAACTTTCGCAAGAAGCACACGGTGGAGATGCTACTGATGATATGATCGGTGACATCGAAGCGGACAAAGGCGAAGAAAACGGCGACGATGCTGACCATGACGGTGAAGACATGGAAGACAGAGTTGTTGATTTAGAAGATGCTATTGATGACCTTAAAGCAGAATTCGAAAAGATGATGGCTGATAAGGAAGAAGGCGACGATGATTCGGATGACTCTGAAGAAGAGAAAGAAGATGAAGCGATTGCTGATCAATCGGCAGAGGGAGAAGTAGAAGTTGCTCCCGAACTTGGTGACCAACCAGCGGTTGAGTCTACAGAAGCACCAAAGTCTGCAACAGAAGAAATTAGAGAGTATGTGAACAAAGTAAGTGCATCAAACACTGACGGTTCAGATAATTCTAAATCTCCAGTTGCTGGTAAAAATGACATGGGTGGATCTTCAAGCAATATAGCACAAGGTGGTGAAGAAGCAGGTTCTAAAGCACCAGCGGCTAAAGAAGAAGATGCAGGCAATGTTAACAAACCAGGTGCAAAGGCTAAAATGGCGGCGGCACCAAAGGCTCAGACTAAAGCAGATGATGACGGTTCTGCTTCAAAGTCAACATTGGGCAGTTAATAACTGTTAGGATATAAAAGGATGTTATCATTACGTGAGACGCTGACCTTCGACCAAGCAAAAATAGTCGTTGAGTCCAAAGATGAAACAAACGGAAAGTCCCTTTACATGAAAGGGATTTGTATACAAGGTGGTGTTAAAAACGCTAACCAAAGAGTATACCCCGTAAGTGAGATCAGTAGGGCTGTCAGCACACTTAACGACCAAATAACTGGTGGATATTCAGTGTTAGGCGAAGTTGATCATCCGGAAGGTCTTAACATTAATTTGGACAGAGTAAGTCATATGTTAACAGACATGTGGATGGACGGTCCAAACGGATACGGAAAATTAAAAATATTACCGACCCCTATGGGAAAACTAGTTGAAACAATGCTACAAAGCGGAGTTAAACTTGGTGTTTCTAGTAGGGGTTCAGGTAACGTTAAAGAAGACGGATCCGGACAAGTATCAGATTTTGAAATTATTACAGTAGATGTTGTTGCACAACCAAGTGCACCAGGAGCCTATCCAACTCCAATCTACGAACAGTTAATGAATTCTAAAGGTGGATATAAGGCGTTACAAACAGCAAGGGACACAAAGGCACAAAAATATCTAAAAGAGGCGTTGGTTAACATAATCAGCGGACTCAAATAGTAGGAGAAAATAAATGTTAGATGCACTGAAATCACTCTTCGAAAACAACGCAATTTCAGAAGAGATCAGAGCAGAGATTGAATCCGCTTGGAACAGCAAAGTGGAGGAAAACAAACACGCAGTAACATCAGAACTTCGTGAAGAATTTGCGAAGAAGTATGAGCATGACAAAGCACAGATGGTTGAAGCCATCGATGCTATGGTTAATGAAAAGTTACAGGCGGAAATTGCTGAATTTGCCGAAGATCGTAAACAGTTGGCTGAACAAAAAGCCAAGTATGCGATTGCAATGAAGGAAGATTCAGCGAAGTTGAAAGGCTTTGTGTTTGAAAGACTTAAATCTGAAATCAACGAATTACACGCAGACCAAAAAGTAATGGCAGAAAACTTCCAGAAACTTGAGGAATTCGTAGTTGATGCTCTATCTAAAGAAATCGCAGAGTTTAACGAAGACAAACAAGACGTCGCAGAGACGAAAGTACGTCTTATCAGAGAAGCAAAAGCACACTTTGAAAAAGTAAGAACGAAGTTCATTACAAAGAGTGCAGAAGCAGTGACTACTATCGTTGAGAAAACATTGAAAAATGAAATTTCTCAATTGAGAGAAGACATTGATGCGGCTCGTAAAAACGACTTTGGTCGCAGACTGTATGAATCTTACGCTCAAGAATACTCACAAAGTTTCTTGAACGAAAAAGGTGAGACAGCAAAACTTTTGAAAGTAGTTGATACAACAAAACTACAGGCAGAAGAAGCGAAAAAGACTGCTGAAGAGATGAAAGCGAAAGTTGAAGCCAAAGAGGCTGAAATCAAATCGCTTAAAGAGTCAGCAGAGAGAGAAGCAGTAATCAACGACTTGGTAAAGCCGTTGAATACAGAACAAAAAGATATAATGACAAATCTACTGGAGAGCGTGGAGACTGGAAAATTGCAAAAGCAATTTGAAAAGTATATGCCAGCGGTTATTAATGGTAACACTCCAGCGAAAAAACAGGCATTGAAAGAAGGCACAGAAATAACAGGCGACAAATTAGAAACAGTTAGTAAACCCGTGGGTCAGTTCAACGGTAACATCGTTGACATTAAAAGACTCGCAGGGATATAACATTAAGGAGAAAATAAATGTCAGAACTAACAGAAGCTCGCTGGCAGGATACAAAGACAGCATTACTAGAAGGACTTTCTGGTAACACTAAGTCTGTAATGGAAGTGACTTTAGAGAATACGAGATCGTATTTGAATGAGACTGCAACTGCAGGTGCCACTTCAGCAGGTAATGTTGCAACTTTGAACAGAGTGATTCTACCAGTAATCAGACGGGTTATGCCGACTGTGATTGCTAACGAATTGGTTGGTGTACAACCGATGACTGGCCCAGTTGGACAAATCCACACTCTAAGAGTAAGATACGCTGACACAACATCAGGTGGTGCAACAACAACCACTGCTGGTGAAGAAGCGTTATCACCGTTCAAGATCGCAGAAGCATATTCTGGAAACGACGGCAATCCGGCAAAAGGTGGCGCAACAGCGGCATTAGAAGGATCTGCAGGTAACAGATTATCAATCCAAATCTTGAAACAAACAGTTGAAGCAAAAACTCGTAAGTTATCAGCAAGATGGACTTTTGAGTCTGCTCAAGACGCTCAAGCACAACAAGGCATCGACATCGAAGCAGAAGTAATGGCGGCATTAGCCCAAGAAATTACTGCTGAAATCGATCAAGAAGTACTTGGTTCTTTGAGAGCATTAGCGGCTACAGAAGAAACATTCGACCAATCTGCTGTGTCAGGTACGGCAACATTCGTAGGTGACGAACATGCGGCTTTGGCTGTATTGATAAACAGAGTAGCGAACAAGATCGCTCAACGTACAAGAAGAGGCGCAGGTAACTACGCAGTAGTATCACCACACTCTTTAACAATACTTCAATCTGCAACAACTTCAGCGTTCGCAAGAACAACTGAAGGTGCATTTGCGGCTCCAACTAACAACAAAATGGTTGGTACGTTAAATGGTGCAATGAAAGTATACGTTGACACATATGCCTCAGACGCAACACCAGTATTGGTAGGTTACAAAGGTGCATCAGAATCTGATGCGGCGGCGTTCTACTGCCCATACATTCCGTTGATGTCTTCAGGCGTTGTTCTTGATCCAACTACTTTTGAGCCAGTAGTAAGTTTCATGACTAGATATGGTTATGTAGAGTTATCAAACACTGCATCATCTCTAGGTAATGCGGCAGACTACTTAGGTGAAGTAGCGATCAGCAACGTTTCTTTCTCATAATAGAGAGCGAAGCAAAAATTTAAAAGGGCGGCTTTATGTCGCCCTTTTTTATTGACTGAATAATATCATTTAATATTTTAATATCCTTTTATCTTTTTCCACAACCAATCTAAATACTTTTATGCATTGGTTAGTAATCTACTTTTACATACAAGGTAGTTGGATAGCAGGTGACTTTGTGCGTCCGGATGGTTGGAGCAGTATTGCTTACGACACTAAACAACAGTGTGTTGAAAAAATGTATATGGCTAATGAAAACCTACAAAAAACTGAAGGTTTACAAGATAAGGCTATTGCAATTTGTCAAGAATATAAACCAGGACCGTTTACAAAAACACCAAAATTCTAGTTGACTGTTTACCAAAATTGTTGTATAATGTGCATATGGATTTTATACAACCAATATTTGTAAATCAGACTAGCGATATCGTGCAGGGAAAATTA